ATCATATCGTTGCCCTGATCGTCCTCGAGCACGGCGCGGATCGCATCGTGATAGGCCTGCTGGGTCGCGGGATCGGCCTGGTGATACTCGGGCAGGTTGCCGCTGGTCTGCCCGGGGGCGCTTTCCCAGCTCTGCTGGGCAACGCGGTTCTTCAGCGCACCGGCAAAATCGAGCGCCGCAGCACCGATCGGCGTCCCCTCGACCTGGGCCTTCTTGGCCGCCCACACCGCGGCCTGCACCTGTTCGGGGGTCCAGGTTTCGCCGGGGTTGCGGGCTTCGAGCTCGGTGGCCACGCGATCGGCCAAAATCCGCGTGAAATTGTGCTGCCCCACGGTCGGCGACCCGTCGTATTGAGCTGCCGTCTTGTTGCTGCCGAGCTCCGGCGGGTATTCCGCCGCGCGCATGTTCCAGACATCGTTGACAAAAGGATGACCCGCCGGATCGGGGTTCCATTCGAGGCTCAGCGCGGTGTGGAAGGGACCGGTCTTCTCGCCCGTCATCGGCGCACCCTGATAGAGCAGCGGCACCGCCCGCTGTCCGATCTCCAGCCCGCCACGCCCGCCGACGGCGAGCACCGGCTCGCCCACCATCGCCTGGTTCCACAAGGTCACCGCGTTGGCGGCGTTGCCCGCGACATCGGTACGCGGCGACGACACCGCCAAGGCCGCGGCAAACCGATCGGCCGCCTCGGGCTCGCCGGCCGCCTGCAGGATCGCCCGACCGCTGTTGGCGTACCACTCGCGCGCCGTCCGGCCGGTCTCGGCAAGATCGGAATAGCGGCCCACCAGCCCATTCATGTCGTCCATCGATTGAATGTGCGGCGGTGGCGACACCGGCTGCTTGGCACCGCTAAGCGGCAGCGGGTCGTCACCCGCCAGGTGCTGCGCGCGCAGATCCTCGGCGAATTGCGCGGCTCTGGCGGTGTCGCTGATCGGCGCGTCGAGCGCCGTACCGCGGCGTAATATCGCCGGGCCAGCCCCTAAGGCGCCACCCGGCACGGGACCCGCTATCGCCGAGGTCACGAACTCAGCCAAGGCCGGCAGGCGGCCGACGTACTCGCCGGTCTGCGGGTTGACGGTCAGGAACGGCTGGGCCGCGGTCTGCGGGCTCAAGAGTTCGGCCTGGCGCTGCAGCCCGGCCCGCGCGGCCCCGGTAAAGGCCTCGCCGATACCCTGCCCGGCCTCCTGCAGACCACGCCAGCTGCGCGCCAGATAGCTCTCCGGCCCCCCGGCAAAATTCTGCCAAGCGCTGCTGAGCACGCCGGCGAGCCCGTGCCCCTGATCCGGCATCGGCGCCGCCGGGTCCTGGTCGGCAAACGGGTCGTGGTCGACCGGGATCAGATCGACCATCGCCCCTCCTAATCGTGTTCCAGGCTCGTTCTCACGCCACCATCAGATATTTGCCCGGCCGCCGCGGATCCGGCACGTAGTGCCGCCCATCGGGCGCCAGGCGGGCCCCGGGAACCGGCGGGGGAATCGCCGGCACAGGACCTTGTGGTATGGGGGGTCTCCCGGGGCCGCCTGGCATGATGGGTGCCGACGGTCCCCCCGCCGTCGGCACCGGACGCGGTCCGCCGATCGGCGCGCGCCCCATCGCCGCCCCCATCCCGCCCAAGGCGGCAGCCATCCCGACCGGTCCGCCGGGCGGCTGCATCGGCGCCGGCACCATCATCGGCGGCGGCGGCGGCAGAGCCGGCAGGGGTTCGGGGAGCCCCGACATCAGTGCGAGGGTTGCAGGCGAAAAATGTCGCGCCATGATCGCCCCGCGCAGCCGCAGGAGGTCGCGGGCAAACCGCGCCACGTCCTTTTGCGCTCGGGTGATGCGCCGGGTCGCGAATTGCGTCTTGAGCTGCTGGGCGCCCAAGGTCTCGGTTGGGTTGGTCTCGCCGCGCAGAATGTCGGCGATGCCGGTCGTCTGGTAGATGATCCGCAGGATGCGCTCGCGGGCGTCGTAGAGCTGGATCAGAACGCGGGCGATCTGCTCCACCGGCAGCCATTGGATCAGCCCGTTGAGCCCGCCCTTGTCGCCGGCGAACCCCGCCCAATCCTCGACCGGGATCAATTTGTTCTCGCTACCGTCGTCGACCAGCTGCTGCAACACCGCCTTTTCCGAGCCGGCATAGACGCCGGCGACCTTGAGCGCCCGCACCAGGCGGTCGATGCGGCTCGTCAGGTTGTCGAGCTCGACCGCCTGGTCCTGGTACTCGATATAGTCGGCGATCGGCACCCGCTGCTCGTTCGAGGTCGTCGCTCTCAGACACTGCGGCGACGGGAAAAAGCCCGGAACCTCCAGCGGGTCATCCTTCTCGTCGAGCACTCCGTCCTTGTAGCCCTTAGCCCACCACACGGCTTTCTTTTGCTTTTTGTCCCAAATTTCCCAAACAATCGCCTTTTTGAAAGCATCGGTCAGCGGACCCTGCTCGTAATCGGTGGTTTTTACTCCATGCGGCGTGTAATCGAGATTGCAGGCCTCGCCTTTTTCCTTGCCGAACCGGTCGACGAGCTCGCGCCGCGTCAAATAGCTGCGATAGGCCTTCCACCAGATCTCGGTCTCGGTTCTTGCCGGAGTTTCGCGGTAATCTTCCCAAAACACGTAGCGCAATGGCGCCCGCTCGGCGACCACCGGCTGAAAGGTCGGGATCTCGCCGTCCTCGTCGGGCTCGCCGTCGGGGTCGTCCTCGGGCTCGCCCAATTCGTACTCGTAGAACACCCGCGCCACCCCGCGGCCCGGCAACAGCCGGTCCTCGACCACCCCCTTCATCACGTCGTCGAGCTCCTCGACATCGTCCTCCCAGGCGAGTGCCCGTTCGAGGATATTGGCGCCCAAAGTAGCCGCCGGGTCGGCCGTGTCTTTGTGGCGGCGGGCGACATCGGGTTTAGGTATTCGCCCATATAAAACCGGCTTCAATACTTCAACATTACTCCATAAGATATTATATTTCGCGGTGCGGCCCTCGTTGGCGTCGCGCTCGTCGCGGTAGCGCTTGACGAGCTTGCGGCCGCGCTCGATCCAGTCGCGATCTTCCTTTTCGGCGAGGTCGAGCTCCATGTCCCAGAATTTCCAGACCGCCTGCGGGCCCTCGCCGAGATCGTCACGATCCTCGATCGCCGCGCCCGTGCCAAACGTCTGGTCTTCAGCCATCTAGATCCTTCCCGAGCGCCCGTCGAGCCGCAGGATCGCATCGCGCGTGGTGTGCTGCCATTGCCAGTCCATCGGCATTTGCACGCCCGCAACCATGGTCCGCGGATCCAATGGCATCGGCGTCAGCGCCGGTTTGGAGCCGGGCATCATCTCGTCGAGCATCCGCCCGATCAGACTGAACGCATCCACCTGATCGTCATACGTGCCCGCCGGAAACCGCAACAACTCATGCAGGAAATCTACCACCCAGGGTGCATTGCGCGGCAAATACACCTTGCCCATGCCGGTCCGGCCGCGGATCGCCTGGGCGCGCGCCGCCTTGTCGGTCGAGCTCGCGAATTGCCGGCGGACCGCATAGACCTTGCGCTCCAATTGGCGCTTGGTGATGAACGGGCCGACCGAATTCTTAATCTGCCCGGCCTCCTCGGCCCAGGTGATGGTTTTCCACCGCGCCATCATGTCCAAGAGCGGGTCGATCCACTGATCGGGCGAGACCTGGGCGCGGTAGAGGTCGAGCAGGTAGAGATCGGCGTTCGGATCGAGCCCAACGACCAGATGCACGGTGAAATCGCCGCCCGCCTGCTTGGTCGCGTAGTCCGAGGCGCCGTAGGTGCGCAATTGCTCGCGCGGCGGCGGCTGGTCGTACCATTTGAGCCAGTCTGACTTGAAATAATCACCCGATTCCGGCACCGGCCGCTGCATGTAGAGCGCCGACCAGTTGCGCACGTCACGCTGGGCGATGGCGATCATCTCGTCGGTGAACCATTCGGGCCAGAGTTTCTCGCCGGGGGCCCGGCCCAACGGATCATCGGCCTCGGCCAGCATCGGCAGGTTGACGATCTCCCACTGCTCGCCGCCGCTCTTGGCCTCTTCGAGCAGCCGGCCGGCGAGGTCGTCGTCGTGCCACCGGGTCATGATCAGGATGATCGCCGCCCCCGGTAACAACCGGGTCCAGAAATCCGACTTGTACCAGTCCCACACATGCTGTCGGACCGTCGCCGAATCGGCGTCGGCGCGGCCCTTGACCGGATCGTCGATGATGCCGAGCGCGCAGCGCCGCCCGGTGACGCTGGCGTCGACCCCGACCGCGAAATACTCGCCCCCGCGGGCGGTTTCCCAGCGGCCGGCGGCGCCGCTGTCGCCCGACAGCCCAAAGCCAAAGGTTTCGCGGAAGAGCGGACCGCCGACGATGTTGCGGACACGCCGGCCAAAGCGCTCGGCGAGCTCTTTGGAGTGCGAGGCGGCGATCACCGGCATCGCCGGGTGGTTGCCCATGAACCACGGCGGGAACAGCACGCTCGCATAGGTGCTTTTGGCCGAGCCTGGCGGCAAAAACAGCATCAGGCGCTTGATTTCGCCGCACGCGACCGCTTCGAGCTTGGCAATGATCAGCTCGTGGTGCTTGGCGGGCTCGATATCCGGCATCGTCACCCGGATGAACTGCGTCAGCGAGGCCCGCGCCGCCGCGCGCGAGGCCTCGGCCTCGTCTTCGGCCGCACCAGCGGTGATTTCGGCGTCGACATAGCGCCTGACCCAATCGGGATCCTCCTCGGCCGCCAATTTGATGTAGGAGAACCCGCGCGCCTTCAGATTTTCGACGTTTTCGGCGTTGTGCGCCCGTCCCGAGGGCTGCCGGAAGAGCTCGACGTCGGGGCGGATCAGCAGCCAGTGCCCGGGCGGCGGCATCCGGCTGGTGGCGATAATGCCGCGCCACTGGCAGCCGCCGTCGAGCCCGCCCGGATAGCGCCCGGCGATCAGTCGAGCGTCGTCGAGGATCGCCTCAGAGAGATTGCGGGCGTCGTCGAGCCACACTGCCGAGGCTTCGAGATTGGGGAAGCGGCGCCGATCGACGGCGTCCTCCATCGCCAGAAAGTCGACCTCCAGATGCCGCGCCACCCCGTCGCCAAGGTCATAGAGGTAGGTCCAGCGATGCTTGCGCTCGTCATAGCGCCCATCCTGCGTCCAGTGCTGCACCGTCCGCACGGTCTGTGCGGCGAGCTCGTCGCGCGATTGCCGAACCACGACCCAGCGCCAGGCGCGCTGCCGGCGGTAGCGGACGGCGCGCTGGATGATGTCGTACACCGCCGCGGACTTGCGCCCGGCATAGACCGGGCCCACGAGCGCGCGCAGGCGATGGTCGGATTTGAGAAAGGCGGCGAGTTGCGCACCGGGCGGGCTATAGCTGACTGTCGCCATGCCATCCCCGGTAGATTGGAATCAATCTAACCGATCGATCCCGATTTGTTCGGATGCTCTACGGACCGCGACCAACGTATGACAAAAGTTTGACTGCTGGGGCCCCAGCCCCGTCAACTAAAAAAAATAGGAACGGAGAATTCCCAAATCCGCCAACAAGATGCCCGAGGCTTGCTTGCGGTGTAGTTGGGCGATGACCGACCACCGCGCGAGCGACATCTCGCAGCCGAGGACATACCACGCGCAGCTGGCAGCGAGGGTCTGACCGCCGAGCGCATCAAGCGCCCCCCTGACCTGCAGACGCGCCGCCTCGTCGCCAAAGATCTCGACCCGATGACCATTGCCGGCGAGGATCACCGGCAACCTAGTCGTGTCCGCGGCATATAACCGGTCTAGCATAGCGAGACGAAAATATCGGTGGAATTTGTCTCCAGCCCGCTTTTCCTTATCAGTGATTGTCCCCTCGCGCACCATGCAGGACAAAGTGTCGAGCCCCTTGAGCGGGCGCGCCAGGTCCTCGTTGGCATCGCGAATCGGCGCCGCCAGACGCTCGATCGGCCCGTGGGTGTAACGCTCGCGCGTCGGCAGCAATTCGACAACATCTCGACCTCGGCCACGCCTGGCCTTTGGCATCTTCCCCCTCCATGATTATCGTGCCGCGATGGCAGCACTTGTGACACTCGAAATTTTGGCCGGCGACATCGCATTGCTGCG